TGAAGAAATTACTAGATCGATTGGCCGTCTATCGACCGGAATTGTATCAATTGTGTTTGGGCATATTGGCCCCACACGACATCGAATACCCTGTACAGGCATTCCTTGAGGAATACCTTGTGCAGGAAGGGATGTTATATCCCCCGATTACCACGACAAGCTTTGTCATGGGAAAGGGTGAAGGTACAAGAGGTTGGAAGAAGGGCAGAAGACAGAAAGAGAAGAAGAAAAGTGCCTGGGCGGAAAGAAAGGAAAGAGTCGCTGAATATCAGAAAAGAGTTCCAGTAGGATTGCCTATTGAAATTCTGAAAGTTCAGACGTCTGAAAATGAGGAGACCGGAGAGGTAACCACGTGGGTCCGTTTGCAAGTCAAACCGACCACTCAGAGAAACGGACAGTTAATGGGATCGATCCTATCGTTCCCAATATTATGTCTCGCGAATCTGGGTTTGTATCTGTCAGCAAATGAAATAAGTTTGCGTGATCCAGAGACTAGACGTGAGAAACTCAAGAAGGTCTTGGTGAATGGTGATGACATGTTGTATGTCGCCACAGAGAAAGCTTTCAAACGACATGCGGTAGTCGGTGAGCGAATCGGTCTCGTAATGAGTCCCGGAAAGGCTTACTGGCATCGCCGCTATGCGAATGTGAATTCCGTCTCTGCGGACTTTGATTTTAATAATCAGGGTTCTCCATTCAAAATTCCCTTCCTCAACGTCGGCCTTTTGGTAGGACGACACAAGGTCCTCGGTACAACCGAGTCCGAGGACGATCTAGACCTAATCGAAGGATTTCCCTTTTCGAGTGTTGTTGACACTCTATTGGAAGGGGCCCTACCAGGAAAGGAAGTAGATATTTTAAAAATCTACCTTTCTTGGCATCGGAAATCGATCACCCGTGAATTAAAAGGTAGAAATTTGTTTCTACCCACGAGTGTGGGAGGTCTAGGACAGCATGCGCCCGAAGGGTTCACTTACCGCGTCACACGTGAGCAATTGAGAATTGCACACGCAATCCTCGCGGATCGCCCATACCTTGTAAGTGCTCAGAGACCTCTTCCGTCAGGAAGATATCTTAGAGTAACGCAAGGGCCAGTCGATCTGCGACCTTTCACGGAGCCGATCCCAAGTGGAGATCGTGCCCGGATGAGACGTGGACTTTTCATAAAGAACGCCGACCTCAACTATGGATTTGTACCATATCAGTTTGGGGAATTCAAGAAAGAATTTCCTAAACCGGTATGGCGCGAAAGCCATGAAGTTGGTGTTAGAGTTGAAGATGAAGAGTCAGAAAGTGAGCCTGGAGATGAATCCGAATCGGACGAAGACGAATATGATAGCGACGGAAACAACCGTTCGTATCAATCGTCTTCATTAGAAGATTCGGAGGAGGTGTATTAGGCTGAAGGTAGAGGTTAAGGGGTGAATTCGAGTGTATCATAAATACACGACCCAAAACGGTGTTATTGAGGGACTACCCCCTTCTGTCATTCGAACGATTGCAAGTTCCGAGTGACCAATGACTTAATATTTACGTACCAAGCCACGGATACTGGACTCCCAAACATTTAAATTGGAGAGGGTAGAAGTGGTCGGAGTCGAGAGACTGCACGGGCACGGAAACACATCGCATCCAACGCGAACATAGGGAAATCCCCATCCATCGTTGTCATCCCTCGTTAGAGAGGATCTCCATGGCCTAAAAGAAAGGCGATGACGGTGCATGAGCCCGGTTGAGGAACCGGAAAGCGCATGGGACCATTCCGAGAAATCAAACTATGTGTGTTTCTTATCGAATTCATGAACAGTCCACCACGTACAGGTGGGTCCCTGATTTGTATAGTATTTGCATGGCAAATAGAAAAGCTAATAATAGTGGAAAGAAGACCACTAAAAAGAACCCTTCAAACAAAAGAAAGGAGACCCACAGCTCTGCTGCTGTGGTGGTCCGCCCCCAGAGTCTCCCTGGGGATCGTTGTCTCGCTGATTATGCGAGGCTCCTTAGCAACCCATTTGTTGAATATGGGTCGTGCCTGCCGGTCTTTCCTGCGAAACCTTCGAGAAAACTTACGACCTATCTTCGAGGTCTCCGTGTTGAAACGGGGACTTCGGGTTACGGTTTCGTTATGTGTGCACCGCACTTAGGGGTTGCGAACAACCTCTTACCGCTAAGACACACAATCTCGACTTCGACAGGAACTGGTGCCACCGCGTTCACTGGCTTCACAGCCGTGCAAACGGCGGTTGCACCAGGACCATTCACATCGGCCGCCTTTGGGACAGGTGCGGATCAATTAAGATACCGTCTTGTCGCAGCCGGGCTTCGCGCAAGATATATTGGTACCACTCTTAATATGAATGGTACCCTTGTTGGAATAAGACATCCGGAATTAGATTCATTCAATTCCGCGAACTTGACTCCGACAAATGTCTTGGCGTTTCCAGGAGCGAAATCACAACCTGTAACAAGAAAGTGGTCAGCTGTCAGTTGGTTCCCTATTGATGAGAATAATCATGATTATGACGACAATCCCGCCGCAGGCGGGAGCGCGTTATATTCACTCCTCATTCTCCTCAGTGCCGCCGCCGGCTCTTCGTTTGAGGTCGAATTTTACGGCCATTACGAATTGATCGGTTTAGGAGCTAGAGAGGTGACACCATCTTGGTCGTCACCAAAGACAGACACATTTCTTGATGCTCTTAACAACTTTGGGTCCATGATCGACATCAGATCAGTACAATCTGCACTGATTGAAGCCGGTGTGAACCTAGGTCGGAATGCATTAGGAATGGCAGCCCAATATGGAATGGATCAGATCCGGAGTTCCAGAGGACCTCGAATCCGAGAAATCTCCTATTAGTCAGACAGAGTCTGCAGACCCCCCCTCCTGGAGGGTCTATAAATGTGATATATACAAAGGTCTATGGCCGCCACCTGTTAATGTGGTACGGGTAGACTTTTAAAATTACACACCGATCAAAGGTGATATCAGGGAATCTGAGGGATCAGATCGAGGGGAGAGCACGTAGCACTTACATGTTCGTCGGAAGACTAATAATCTTCCGACATTAAATAAAGAAGACCCCCCCACGGAGAGGGTCAATAAATTATGCCGATAGCGATTGTATTTACAGTCGTAAGGTATAACTCTTGTGAGGATTATTTACACAAAGAGATATCAATACGTAAGGAACTATTTGTTCTTCGAG